GTGCCCGCACCGGAGAAGGACGTGGCTGTTACTGTGCCTGCAACCTGAAGAGCAGTTGACGGAGAGTTGGTGCCGATCCCGACGTTACCCGCACTCGTGATGCGCATCCGCTCGGTGCTTCCCGTTGCGAAAATCATGTTGCTGCTGGTGTCAACAACCAGCCAGCCCTTCTCAGCGTTAGCAGCGTTGTTCACCCACTGGATGAAGCCACCGACGGTATCACCCACGTTTTGACGGATTGTCACCGCGCCGGTGGTAGCTGCGGCGTCTTGCATAAAGCGGCCGCGCCCGTACACGTCAAACTTGCAGCCGGGGGCCGCGCCAACGCCGACATTCCCGCCTGCCTCGTTCAACGAGATGTTGCCCGCAGTGGCGGTGCCGTCCGTACGCTGGCTCTGGAGCCAGACCCGACCGTCGGACGAATTGACGCCGACCAAAAGGCCGTAGGCGGTGTCCGAGTTCGTGACATAGAAGGGCGCGCCAGTCGCGCTGCCCAGCACAGGAGCGTTCAGGAAGCCGCCAGCAGTAGCTTGCAGCCTTGTCTTCGGGGCTGTTGTGCCAATACCGAACAGGCCGGTTGAGCTGATATACGCCCGCGTAGACGCGTTGACGCGGATGTAGAGATCCTGCGCATCGTTATAGAAACCAGAAGCATTCCCACCCGTGGCGGACGAGATGTTGAGGTCTCCACCACCACCGATAAGGACGTCGCCGACCAACGACAAGTTGCCGACAATGCTCGTCAGCGCGCCCATGGACGTGATGTCTGTATTTGCGCCGGACTTGGCCGCAGTGATTGTCGTGCGGACACTCGCGCCGGTTGTGGCGGTTACGATTGCGTCGGCGAAGCTGGTGATGCCGAGGCTCAATCGAGCGCCAGAGGCAGTCGTCGCACCCGTGCCGCCGTCGGCAACAACTAGCGGGGTCGTCAGCGTGGTCGGGTCGGACGCGAGGACGAGGTTCGTGCCGTCGCAGTAATAGATGCCCTTTGCGCCCTGATTGACTTCCACCGGCGTACCGCCGCTGGTCTGGACGAAGAGGCTGAACGAGCCAGTCGTTGCGTTGTTAATCCAGTACTGCTGGATGGTCGGGGGTACGATGATGTAGGCGTCGCTGGCAAGCGTGCCTACGAACTTGTACGCAATGCGGTTCAGCTCAGATCCGGCGAGCGTGTAGTTGCCGCCGGTGACGCTGATTGACGTGTAGTCAAAGGCAAACACGGCTTGCTGGCCGAGGCCGATTGTGTACCACTCTGCGCCGTCGGTGATGACCGTGGCGCTGTCGCCGGGGCGCAGCGTCAAGTTCGCGCCGCTGTTGATTGTCTCAGATCCAGCCGGTTCGACAACCAAATCGCCGCCGCCCTCGTTGCGGACGAAGACGAAGAAGTTGTTTCCGGCCGACGCGGCGGTCAGCAAGTTGAGCGTACCTGAACCGGTGGCGTTCCAGACGAAGGCGCTGGCGCGGTTCGAGGTGGCCACCGTGAGGCCGGTGGTCGAGAAGGTCGTGACTGGCAGCGACTGCGAGAGCGTGCTGTCCGTGACGGTCAGGCCGAAGCCTGCGAGCGAGGACGGCTGCACCGTGGCAGTCGAAGCGCCGTAGCGGAAGACGCGCCACGTACCGGCGGCAGTCGTAGTCGCGGCCAGATAGACTTGCCACTGCTCGCCGAAGGCGACAGTCGCGAGGGTGTTGCCTGCGAAGTCCTTGACGAAGAAGCTCTGCGAACCGCTCAGGTTGTTGAAGAGGATTGTCTGGCCAGCACCGGTCAGGGTAGCGTCCGGCAGGACGATGTCCCAACCCGAGGCGTCGGGTGTGACGTCGAGGATGCGGGCGGCAGGCGGCAGCTCACCCGAGCTTTCGAGGGGCCATTCCAGTTCAATGTCGGCGGTTAGCGCGACGGCCAAATATGAAACGTCGGATGGGTAGATGGTGTTGCCACCGAAAACGGAAGTGTATGACACCTCTTATGCCTCCTTACGCACAGCTGCACGATCAAGGATCTTTGCAAGATCCTCGCCATTGAGCATCGCAGCGGCGCGGTCGTAATACTGCTGCCACGTTGCGATGCGGTCGTCGTTCTTCAAGAACGGGGTCGCTTCAAGCAACGTGCCATACAGCAAGAGCTGTGGTGCGTATTCTGTCAGCCAGTTGGTTTGGATGCTGTCGTCGAGCAGCGGGGGCAACTCGTAATACAGCACCTCAAAAGGGTACTCCTGATCGGGCGTTGGCGCAATCAGCCAGTTGGAATAGTTGTAATCGGCGTAGAACTGCGGCGTGTCCGTCTGGCTCTCGTTGGGCCAATAGGCGCGGCAGTACTCATAGTCGCGGGTGAAGAGCGATGTGCGATCCGCCAGATTGGCCCCAGTGCCGATGTTAATCGAGACCGTGTCGCGCCAGCGGTCGGGCTTCGGGTAGACCGACTGCCCGACCGTCAGCGTGTCTGTGACAACAGCGATGAAGCCTTGGATCTTCAGTTCGCGAGAGATCCGGCGCTCGGCCAGATTGATCAGACGCGGGATCTGCTCGTAGACGACAGGGTCCGAGGCATAGGACGCGCCACGCTCAAGGTAGCGTCGCACGTCCTCCTTCAGGGTTTCGAAAGTCATCGTCGTAGCCATAGGCCGTCCTTATAGCAGTTCTGTAGAGATTTAACAGCGTCTCACTTAATCAATTCAGGAATAGCAGCTGCAATCGCAGCAACGACGGCAAGGATCACGGCCAGCTTGCCTTTCCCGAGCTTCTTCGGCGCGTCGCCGTCCATAGGCAGGATCTTGTTTGTGGCCTCTTTGAGGGCCGCATCTTTGACCTTCGAGACAAGCAGTTTCTTGAGGTTCATGGTAATCTCCTTACACCCAAGCGGCGTATTTTTTGGTCTTCAGTTTGCGGTCATCGAGGCCGTGTGTGCCCCCGTTGATACGCTTCGTCAGCGCGAGGATTGCGGCATCGTTGATGCCCTGATCGCAGATACCCCACAACTTGTTCTTGTCGAAGAACCACAGCGCGCTCTCGAAGCAGAGTTCACCGGCCACGAGGTCTGGGTTGTCCATCACGTCGGGGCGGCCGATATAGTCGGCGAAGGCTTGGTAGTTAGCCTTCCCGGTGAGTTGGAGGGCACCCCTGCCCCGGTACTTCCAACCGTCGCCGGAGGCCTCGTCGCCGTTGGCCATGCGGTTGGCGTAGACGCGGTTGGCGATGCGCTGCGGCTGGCGTTCGTAATTCTTGGCCATGCCTTCGGTCGGGAAGTACTTCCCGAAGATGCCGCGCAGGCCCTTCCAGCCGTAGTTCAGGTTTTCGCTGAACGCCTTGAAGTTGCCGCTTTCGTGCGCCGTTTGGGCAAAGAAATGCGCGGCCCGATTGGGCGACAGCTTGTAGTAAGCTGCCGCCGCCTTGAGCGTGCCGGGGCCAAAAGCCCCGTCAGCCGTTACGCCGATTTTCTTTTGTAGATTAATTAGGCTCATTTCCCTGCACTCCGCCAATCTGGAAAGTCGTTTTCATCAACCACGCCGTCGCCGTTGATGTCATACCGCAGGTCACCGCGATACTTTTCCCAAGGCTCCATGTCATCGTCATCATCGTCGTCAGGAAGGTCTGGCGTGTCGACGGCAGTCGTGCCCTCGTAGCCCACAGGCTCTGTTGCCTCCATCGCGGGCGTCAGGTCGAGTGGCGGCAGTGGTGCTGGCGCAGGCTCTTCTGGCTCAGGGTCGTTGCGGTCTTCCGGTGGTGGCGGAACCAGTTCGCCCTTCATGCCCATCAGCGTGGCGTAGGAGCCAGCCACAGCGCCGACAACCGAAGTCATGACGTAGCTGAGGAGGCCGAAGACGTCCTTGTTGTCGATGATTTCGTTCGACACGAACAGGCCCGCGATCATGGCGCAGGTGATTGCGACAATGACAAATGCCATCGTGAAGGCGGCCATCAAGAGCGCCTTGATGCGCGCATCCATTAATTTATCTTCCATCATCAGTCCTTTCCGGCCAGCGGGTTCGCCAGCGTCTTTTGAATACGTTCCGCAGTCTGGGCTTCAAGTTCCTTGACCCGACGCTGCTGCTCCTGATCCTGCTGGCGCAGTTGCTCTATGATAGCGCGCTGCATGGCCATATTCTGCGCGTCGCTATTCCTAACGCTGCTCGACACCGCGTCAACCGTCTGGCGCGTACCGCTGACGCTGCTGGAGATTGAGCCGGTCATATAATTCAGGGCTTCGCTGTTAATCTTGGTCAGACGCTCGACGCTCGTGACGCGCTCATCCAGCACCGAAATGCGGCTTTCAATACCAGACAGGTCGGGCGGCACATAAGCCGCTGTGACCTCCTTCATGGTCAGGAACTGCTGGTACACTTGAAAGCCAGCCCACAGACCACCGATGATGGTTGATAGGGCGGCAAAGATAATGGCAATTTTACCACTGCTCAGTTTACCAATGCTGAAGCTGAAGCCGCTCTCGTCGAAGGCGACCTTGGGTTCCTCATCTGTACTGCTCATCTACCATCTCCTGCCAACGGGCATCATTCGTCTGCATCAGTCGATACAATTCAAAGTTTGCGTCTTGCAGCCTTCTGTTGCGGTATATATCACGAACTGCGTAAAAGTCAGCCCTATCAGATAACACGGCCTGTCGATAGGCATTGAACGCAGGGACCGAACCCATTTCCTCAATGGTTTCCGACTGCCCCTCCGACATTTCGTTATCGGATTTTTCAGATGATGCGCTTGCCGCAGCGGGCGCGGCGTTGCTTTGACCGCCGACGCTGTTCAAGATTTCAAATGTATTGGCCATCGACATGGGGCTGCCCACTGAAATAGCGGCATCGAGCGGTGACGAGCCAAGGCCAACACCGCTGCCGCCTACAGCGGAAGCGCCCGACCCAAAATCGACGCGCATTTGAAAACCAGCAAAGCCTTGCACCGATTGTGTGTTGCTCTCAAAAGCCGACGCTTGGCTGGCCTGTTCGGCGTCGTCGAAGAATGACGATTGCTGTGCGCTCTCCTCAAGAGCCGTAGCAAGCTGATTTGAACCTTCTTGCTCTAACTCCCCGCCAAATGCGTCTTGGCCTCCTAGAGCGTTCTCTGCGCCTTCCAGCGACGCCAAGGTTTCATTCACTAAAGTTTCTTTATCGTCTTCTGGACCCTGCGCCGCCAATGCAGCCAATTCGTCAGGGGACAGGCGCTCGTCGTCAAGGTCTTCTAAATCCTGCTCCGCCACCAATTCTTCGATGGTGTCGTCTTCGACCGCTTCTTCAACGGCCTCTTCAGCGGCAGGCTCCTCAGTTTCGGCGTCAGCTTCGAGTGATACTTCGGCAGTCTCCAGCGCCTGTTGCGCTTCTTCCATCACCTGCTCGGCCACATCTTCCATCTGCACTTCTTCCTGCGCCGTCTGCTCGACCGAAGCCACGGCGGCGTCCGACGTGCTTTCCGTAGGGTCAGGTGCGCCGACATCAATAGCTACTGAGGCCGGTGGGCAAGTTGGGTCCATGGGCGTTGCGTTGCAGTCAACAGGCACGACCTCTGGCTCGGGCGCAATCCACGACAGGAGGCCCGACTGGTTCTGAAGGAACTGCGCGTTGCGACCGTAGAAGAGCGGGATATTATCATCCGCAGTTGGGCCGGTGAGGCCCGCAGTAAAGTCGCGCCGACCGGAGAAGCCAAGGTTGCCGAAATTCAGTTGTATCTTACCGTCGGCGAAGAGGCCAATCTCGAAGGTGCTGCTGTTGTTCATGCCATACTCGTTTACGCCGTACCAGCCGAACAGGATTGAGCCATCATCCCGGCGATAATATGGATTGCCAGTATAACTGATTAGGTCTGACACGTAGGCGTAGATTGTGTTGCGCTGCGCCATTTCGATAGGTTGACAGTTGCAGCACAG